CTCGTCATATTCTATAATATCGCCCCTGCAAAACGGGTGAACCGGCGGTAATTCCACGCCGATTCGTGCGTCCTCCATGACAATTAGTTTTCCGTCCATCGAAGCACATACGCCGCATGTTCGATCGTCCATTACTGTAATCCAGATTCCCTTCTTGATCCCGCCTTTACGAAAGCTCTCTTGCGCTGTTTCTAATTGCACTCTTGCCGTTTCCGACACGGCGATGCGGTTTGCTGCATACAGGGCATTTTCTTTGCCTGTATCTGCCATCTCTTTTGTTAGTAAATCACGAAAATTGCGCGCCCAAGCGCCCGGATTTTCTCCCTGCAAGATCGACCGCTCGAGACCTTCCGAAAGGCGATTAGTCAACTTTGTATGATTTGCCCAGATCCGTTGTGCGAAAGTTGCGCTATAAAAGCTCGCTAAAACAATGCGCTCGGCATTCTTTATGATCGATTGACGCGTTTCTTTCGAGAGTCGCAAAATGTTTGCCCGCCGCTCAGCTTCTTTTTCGGCTTTTTCAATCAATTTTGTATGCAGCATCTTTATTTCGCGGTCAGCGAGTTGCACAGTTTCCAATAGCATTACCCGCTTCATGAGTTCTAACCGGCTCACCCGAATTTTGAGATTGTGCTGCCGCAAAAGTGCATTTGCTTCTTCGCTGAAATCCTGATTTTTCGCCAACTCTGCGGACTTTTTGGAAAAAGCATCCGCATCGAAACGTGAAATGCGCAGCATTGCTTCGTCCATCGTCAATCCTTCTTTTGCAGCATACCGAAGATATAACGCCGCAAGTTCTTTTTCGATCCGAACCCGCGTGCGGTTGTAAAGTTTGATTAGTTCTTCTTTGTATGCCGCATCATCCTCAACGTTTTTTGCAATATGTGCAAGCACTCGTTTTTTCGTGTGTTCAATCTGTTTTGCAATAATCTCGTCTTTATTCTTCGCCATCATCGCTCACCCGCTCGGCGATATAGGGATCTATATAAGCATTTTCTTCTTCCAGCCTTTCCACTTCTGCCCCTACATCTTGCACAATCGAGAGCGCTTGTAGGATCGTCTTATCTGACACAATGCCTTTCAGTGCGCGCGCCTGTTCCGCTTCTTCTGCCAGATTGTTCGGCATATTGCGTGTGAACTGATACTCAATTCCCCATAGATCCTCGGGACTAATCTTTGCATTTGGAACTTGACTAATGAGCTGGAACCGCCGATTGAACCCTTTCGTAAATTTTCGTTCTTTCGTATTCGCTAAGTTAGACATAGACAATAGTTTATATTTCAGCGCAATCCCGCTTGCTGTACCAAACGTTTCATCCGTGATATTCGCCACCATACTTATCGCAAATATTAATTTCTCCAGCCGGTCAAGTAAGTTCTCCTGCGTTTCATCCGCATTTGGTTTGCCCATGAACTCGACCACCAAGTTTCCGTCACCCTGCCCGGCCATGTTAATAATGCGATTATCCCGGATTTGCTGCAACGTTTCTTCGTCCAGCATTGCCCCCAAGATCTTCATGTAAGCGTCCGCGAAATAGTCCACATCGTTGGTTTTTTCAGAGATTGCTTTATTGTACGCATTAATCAGCGTTTCCACCGGCTCAAAGGCGCCCATGCGCTCTTCGTTTTCTACATATTCGATAATAGGGATATCGCCGAAGTAGTTCGGCTTCTCTTCCGTGAAGACCAGTCCATCATCGCCGATCGCGAAGTAGTGGATCTTTTCTGGATCGGAAATGGTACCTTCGATCTTTCTTTCCTCGTCCACGCGATAGCGCACGCCATACAGCGGCCGCTCCCGGATCGAATTGTCGTAAATGATAAAACACTCTTTCGGGTCTATATTGGTAACCCCGATTTGTGCTTCTTCGTCGAGAAATACCAGTTCAAATGCATGCCCATAGATGCTGCATTTTTTCGACAAGTCCGCGTTGTTGTCGTCAATGTCGTTGTATTTTTCGATCAGCCGGATATATTCCGCCACTTCTTCTCTGTCGCTTGTCACCTTTACTGGCTCGCCCATGAAAAACCCGTTGAATGTATCCACAATGAACTTTGCATAGTTTACCACCAGCCGGTTATCCGGCTTAAATAGCGCCTTTTCTGCCATCCTCAAAATAGGATGAATCCCGCGATACATCCGATCCAATTCTTCATAACGAAGAACCAGTGTCCTGTGCTGCTGAATAAACTCTTCCAATAACTCGCTTGTCAGCTCTTCTTCTTGATCCATGTGAAATTCTTTTACATATTCCAACTTCCCACCCCCTTACAGTGAATGTCGGTGCAGTACAACATCGACATTTTGCTGTACGTGCTCCGCAACGCCTGTAATTGCGTCCTGTGCGTCATCATGCCCATTTTTCCCTTCTCGTTGGTACTCATACATCGACTGATAAAATTCCGGCCACCGATCCCGCCAATTCACCGGGAAATAAATGTGATCCATGACAAAGGTTGCTTGCGTCATGATTCGCGCCACTTTATTTTTCGATTGATGAAACCAGCGCACCCTGGTGCGATTCCACCCTCTATGTCGCAGTTCTCTTTCCACGGCACGACTGAAACCACGGCCACCCGCATTACTTTCAATGTCCGCTATATTTACTTCGTGTTCGATACACTGATTGGCTACCGCCGGCTCGGTATCTTCCATGGGCGCCTTGGTATATATGACATCCAGGATATAGGCTTCTTTTTGATATTCGCCGTACGCAATACTGCACAAGTAGTCGTCACCCGTATCCGCCGTATCGCAGTAAAGCTTGACGCTGGTAAATAAGGGTCTACCTGCGGCATCTCGTGGAATATCCTCGTATGTTTTGAAGCTGGTATACAGCCGGCCTCGTAAATCGATCGGCTCCTGCTGATAGTTTGCCGATGCCACCGCCGGATCCATGATTTTTGACTTTGCGGCATACTCCGTGTAGGGCAAGATTTCATCGCATAACATCGTACCATCGTCCTGTAGCGCTTTGTAGCTAATGTGTTTTACCTTGTATCCCATTTCCGGCATTTCTGTTAACACGCGCCCCGCCAAGTCTTTTGAGTGCCATCGTGTCATGATGATAATGATCTTTCCATCGGCTTCCAACCGGGATAACATGGTGTCTTTAAACCAATTCCAGTGCCCTTCTAATACATGTGCCGTGTTTGCTTCCATGCTGTTTTTTATCAGGTCGTCTATAATCAACAGATCCGCCC